CTGCAGCACGTTCTAGGGCTAGATTTGAAGATCCTAAATCAGATAAGGCTATTTCTGCTTATCAAGAGTATTTAAGAGATGTGGTTCCAGATAATGAAGAAGCCTGTTATTTTAACATTGTTGATAAAGAAAGTGATTGGAATCCGCTTGCTCAAAATCCTAAATCAACAGCATTTGGAATAGGTCAATTTTTAAATAGTACATGGGGATTGGTAGATCATAAAAAGACTAAAAATCCATATGATCAAATTGATGCTATGGCTAAATATGTTAAATTAATTTATGGTGATGGATGTAATGCTTGGCATTTTAAAAGCCAACATGGTTGGTATTAAAGTTCTCTAATTTCTCTATAAACTTTATCCCATTCAAGACCTCTTGTCTGAATGCTATGAAATTCTTTTACTAATTTATAGTTATTTTGTCTCTCAATATTTCTTGTTTTAGGATTCTTTAAATCTTCTAAATGAGATAGCCATTGGTCCTCTGTCTTTGCAACCCTTCCAATCCCATATTCATTATATAAAAATGAGTATTCTTCCATATCTTCTGCAATAAATGGAACGCCAGCAGCAGCATATTCAAGACCTTTAATAAAAGATTTAGCACGATTAAACTCTACCTCGTTTAATGGAACAAGTCCAATATCTATTCTTTTAAACATGTTCTCATAAGAAAGTATTGGCTGCATACCTTCTGAAGAAAATAATTTGGGTGGTATATTCATTTGTTCTTGAACTGTTGGAGCATTAATAATGTGCCCAGAGTGATGGAATCTTAAATTGTTTTTTTCAATAAAGTTTCCCATAAATCCAGAAAGGGTTTCTAAATCATTAGATCTCCAAGGTGTTGCCCCTACCCATCCAACTATAGGAAATAATCCTGACTTATCTTTTCTCATATGAAAATGTTGAAAGTCTATAGAATTACGAACCATATATACTGGTTTTCCTGGATACTTTTTTTCATAAAATTGTTTTAGAAATGGGGTAGATGTTATTAAAGCATCTGCTAATTCCATACCCCTAAAATAATGTTCACGATTATTTTTAGGATTATTTTTAGGATCAGTTGAGGCATATGCCATATTTGTTTTTTCTAAACCTTCGTGAAAATCATCAACATCTATAACTATCTTTTGACCTATTGCTTGAGCCTTTGGGATATTATCAACTATTTGTTCTAGCATCATAAGTTTTAATACAACTATATCCCAACCATGAATTGCCTTTTTATCTGGAATTAGTAGTCCGAATCCATGATCTTCTGTAAATGCTGGAAAACCCATTCCTGTTTCCCAATCTCTTTCTTTTAATTGTTGCATAGGTAGAAAGCATCTATACCAAGCACAACCATTTGGTTGTAATGGTTTAGTACCCCATGACCAATCATAGGTTAAGAAACATATTGTAGGTTTTGCCATATCAAACTTTCTATTAGAAAAGGGGGCAGAGTTAACTACCCCCTAGTTTTAAGACTTACTTCTTTTTAGGAGCAGCCTTTGGTGCTACAGCACCGATACCAAACTTGGTATCTTTTGGATTAACTGCACGGATAACTACCCATGCTGCTGCAGTCACTGCTGCATTTAGTACGTTACCAACTACATCGCCTGTTAAAGCAGATACGTCTGCACCTGATTCAACAAACTTACCAATTAAGGTAATTAAAAAAGCGTTTAGAGCAGAACTCAAAACTGCTTTATTTAGTACTGATTCCATAATGTCCTCCTTTAGAACATATATATATTGTACACCCCTGCAAGAGTGGTGTCAATCCTTATACCAAAATCCTGGACTCATATATTTTAAGCCTTTTGTCACTATCATAGATTCATGGTAGTATGGGGCAACTGATGGAAATGCTATTAAACTTCCTGCAGATGGTTTAATTACAACACCTTGATCTTTAAAACTCAACTCTCCACCATCATAATTATCATTGATATATAAAACTACAGATAAAACAGGAGATCTTCCATCATCATAAGAATCAACATGTGGTCCCATTTGTTTGCCAGTTGAATACTTTGCTATAGATATTGGTGTTAAATATCCTAAATCTATATTATGCTCTTTTGCATAATCTTTTGATGCATTTGATATAGCATTTCTGACTTGCTTATTTATAGATATTAATACTTCATTAGTTTCATCTATAATTGATTCATTAATAAATTTTTGATACCCAAAATTATATGATTTATCGGACGCATGCCATTGCTTCCATTTAGTTATAGATGTATTATTATTTAAAAATTTATCAGACTCTTCTATATCTTTTATTAAAGCATATGGTTTATCAATTATTCCTTCATAATAATGAATTTTATCAAATTTAGTTATTTTCATCTTTAAATCCAAACAATAGTATCGATATCTTGCTTCCTGCTGTAATTAAACTTGGTAAGTGACTATATGGCTCAACACATGGATATATTAAAATACTTCCAGCGATAGGTTTTAACGTTAGATCTTGCTTGTCAAATATTAATTCTCCACCAGAATAATTATCATTTAAGTCAATCATAACTGTTATATATGGAGATTTAGCGTCCCCATGTGAATCAGTATGTGGTCCCAAATGTTTTCCTGGATATGATCTATGTATTACCATATCTGTAAATTTTGTTATTTTTATATTATTTTTTGTTTCATAATCATTTATACAGTCTTTTAAAATATTCTTTATTTCTTCTATTTCTAACTTTTTATACTCAGTAAATTCATAAGTATTTACTTCGTATGCTTGACCTTCAGTGGCTTTTGTTGGATAAAACTTCCATGGGCTTCCCATATCTTCTATTTTATCTAAAATGTTTTGAGGATTTTTAATAACATTTTTATAATAAAAAATTTTTTTATTAGTATACAAATCATTAGTATAATCTTGTTGTTTAAATTCTTTTATTTCATTATTCCACCAGGAAACTATTGTATATCGTGTTTCATTTTTTACTTCATTTACTCCATGTATATTACTATGATCTCCTGGAAAAGTTAATATAGAGCCAGATTGTGGCTTTATTTTTAAATCATGTTGTGGAAAGTATAGTTCTCCACCATTATAGTTATCATTTAGATAAAGAATTATTGTATATTTATTTGTACTATTTTGATTTGGATTACCGTCCAAGTCGCTGGTATCGGAATGTATTTCTACCATTCCACCCTTATCCCATTTTTGTGCATGATAGGTTACCCCAGTAAATTTTTGATTAAATGTTTCTTCTATAGCATCTTTAAATCTATAATTAATATTCTCAAAAATGTTTTTTTCTAGTCCATAGTTTTCTAATTTTTTATCATAAAAAGATAGTGGCATTCCATAGCATTTTGTAAAACTTTCATTAAATACAATCCACTTTTCTGGCTGAGAATCAAGATATTTTATAATTAATTCAGACTCTTTTTTAGAAATAAAATTTTTAATCTCAACAATATCGTGTTTATGATATATCACATCAGACATAGTATTTCAATCTACTAAGCAAGTTGGTTACCTTTAGCCCATTCCTCTTTTTGAAGTGCCTGCTCTTCTCTAATATGTTTAATTTCTTCATCCCAAGCATCTAAAGTTTCTTTACTATATTCTGCATCAGCGTAATCCCAAAATGAAACCATTGTATATCTAGTTCCTTTGGTTATTTCTTTAACTCCATGGATATTCTCATGTCCTCCAGGAAACATAATAAAAGAATATACTGGTGGCTTAAATTCTAAATTATGATCTGGAAAATATAATTCTCCGCCTTCATAGTCATCGTTTAAATATAAAATTCCAACATATTTATTAATATGAAAAGCATTAGGATTTCCTTCATGATCTGAATTATCAGAATGTGGTGCAGCAAAACCTCCGACCTTCCATTTTTGTGCATGAGAAGTATTTGCCCTTAATTCTCTTTCAAAAAACATTTCACATGATTGTTTGAATCTATTTTTTAAATTATCAAAAAATTTAGGATCTAATCCAAGTTCTATAAGTCTTTGATCGTGTGGTGCTAAACCCATTCCCAAAGAATTGTAAAATGCAATGTCTCCCCATATTTGTGCTTGAGATTCAAAATATTTAATCATAGACTTTGCTTCTTGTTCAGTAACAAAGTTATCTAATCGTGCTATATCATCTTTATAAAATTTAAGATCGTTTTTATTTAAAATCATACTTCTTCATATCCCTCTCTATTCTTTCATCTTCCATTTTACCCCATAATTCTTCTCCATATTTTTCTTTACCCTCGTGCCACTCTTTAGAACCTGGATCAAAGAACTGATAAAAACATCTTATTAAATATCTGGCATTGCCATCTATTCTTTTTACACCATGTAAATATGGGTGATCTTCAGATAAAAAATCTGGATGCCCTGATGGAAATACTAAAACATCTCCAGCAACAGGCTTGTAGTCTATATAATCTTTTCCTATCTTAAAACTAATCTCTCCGCCTTCATAGTCATCATTTAAATACATTGTACATGTTAATCCAAATTTATATCCTGGAACACCTTTCATCCAGGGCACGTAGTCTGTATGTCTTGACATACTCATACCACTTCCAACTCTTCCGTCTTCCTTGCCATCTGGAGTGTATCTTGAAAATGATGGACCCATAAGTTTCCAATCTTCTGGAACCTCTAAGTTATATTCTTTTAAAAAATTAGAAGTACTATCAAAAAATGCTTTTTTAACTAATTCTAAATAATGAACTTCTTTTATTAGTTTTTCATCTTGTATTCCTGAATTAATTGCATCATTGTTTATTTGATATACATATGTTCCAAAAAAACTCCATGGCTTCCAATCTTTAAAAAGATAAGAAGTGTTTGGATCTTTTTCAGATTTTTTTAATATTTCTACTAATTCATCGTGACCTGGCAATAAATTTTTATATATATGTATTTTAGGAAATAACTTAATATATTCCATATTAATCCCCATGCTCTACTATTGTCCAAAAAAATGGTAGTGTATATCTTGTTCCAGATGTTACTTCTCTAACCCCATGTATATAATTCATATCTCCTGGAAAAAAGTATGCAGCACCTGCTTTAGGTTTAAATTCAATATTATGTTGAGGAAAGTACAACTCTCCTCCTTCATAATCATCATTAAGATACATTAAGCCAGCAATATCATAATATGGAAAATTGTTTGGCTTGCCACTATTCTCTCCCTCATGCAATTCCTTATCTGCGTGTGGTAGTTGATAGTTGCCTGGAAACCATCTTACAAAGGCAGGAAATGTTGGTACGGCATTAACATTAAGATGAGAATCAACTTTTTCTTTAAATCTTACCAACAATTCAACAATTTTATTTCTTACAGCATTTTCTGAGTCTTGTTGTGATATTTCTTTTTGATTTGCTACACGGTTAGCCCAAAAACTAGCATCATAAATCATTACTCCGTCTTCATCATAAACGCTTTCGTCTTTATGCCAATTTTCTAAATTAACAGCAAAGTTATATAAAAGTTCTTTATCTTCTTTAGTCATGAAATCTTCCAAACTAACAATATTATCTTTTGATACACCAAAGAATCCAGATGGGGTGATAGATACCCTATTTTTATCTGTTTCTTGCATTAGTTTTTCTAATTCTTCTATATTCATAATTTTATTTTACCATGTTCTATTCGTATGATCTTCTATGCCAATCAACATTTTTATATACCCCGCCATCAGGTATTCTATATTTAGCAGCATTATTTATATTTTTTTGAGGTATCATCATTGGATCTTCAATAACAATAGAAGACTTCCAATTCTCTCGTTTAAATGGAAATATCTGTACAAATGGGGTTCCTTTTGGTATTACTCCAGTCCAACCCTCTCTTAAGAAAAATGGTAGATTTCCATTAAGATTAACAACATCATTATCTATAACTCCTGAAGTATTAATAAATGGTAAATCAAATCTATTAAATGGAGTTGTATATAAAGCACTATATCCAGTTGGTAGAATGGTTCCCCAATCTATGAACCAAGCAAAGTGGTCCAAGTAGTATCCATCTGGTTGATAAAACCCAAGCATTGGAGTTCTTTCGCTACAAAAACTTTCATTCTTAACGTCATTTATTTTATGACGAATATCTCCCTGTTCATCTAAATAAAATTCTATATCGCATGGCGTATACATAAAATATCCAGTCATCATTGCATCCATAAATGGCATGCATGCTTTCCAACTAGAAATTTTTCCACCATCTTGATCTTTATAATATTCTCCAGTATCTGGATTGGTAATAAACCTTTCTGCTTTTGTATACCATTCAGGCATTGTTTTAGAAGCAGGAGATGGTTTAGTATTTGTTCTCTCGCTTTGCCAAAATCTATTACTGATAAATTTTATTTCTTGACTATCCATTGTTTCTCCTTTTATCATTAATAGTTAACTTTAAAGATTTTACTTCATGATCTCCTATAGAAATGTCATTATGATCTGTTGCGTTTCTATACCAGTTTGTCCATTCACCCTTTTTATTAAGTTCATATGCTGCCCTACCTCTTTCTTCATTATTTTTATACCATTCATTATCCATATTAAAATCATTTAAATTAAGTTCTATATTTGACATGTCAGTTAAAGAAATTGGAATGATAGTTGCAAATGGCTCCCCTGCTTTTATTGTTATAACAGTATTTGGTTTTAATATTCTTATAGCAGATGGAAACTCTTGATCAAAAAATGATGTACTAATTATAGTAGTAAATGTTTGATATAAATCATTAAATAAATTAGGAACTGGCATATGTAAAAAACTAATATTTTTATCAGATTTTATAACTATACCTGTTTTAAAACTAATAGTTGCATTGGCTCTAGAATTACTTATAAATTCTTCTCCAGATATAACATTTACATGTTCTGCAGATGAGTTATTTATACCATCCCATATAAAACTAACGTCTACTGGCAAAGATAATTCATACCCTATTGTATTTGCTAGGCTTACTGGAAAACATTTATATGCATGTTTTTCTCCAGTATTTTCCATCCAATCTCTTTTAATTCTAGTTTGTTTAATATTTACAGATTGATTTTGACAGTATACTTCTATGGTAGACATTAGTCTTCCGTATTACTATATATCTCTGGTGTATGATACTTTGCACTATAATCAAGCATCGTTACCAATGAATATTTTATACCACTAGTTACTTTTTCAGCAACGTGTGGGTACATAAAGTTTGACGGAAATACATACATATCTCCAGCCTTTGGTTTAATTTTTAGTCCTTGTAATCTAAAAGATAACTCTCCACCTTCATAGTTATCATTTAAGTAACACACTAAAGATACGGTGCAGTTATATGAATATCCATGGTCATGATGTTCCATAAAATGTTGACCTTCGCCATATCTAATAAAGTTAAATGCTTCCCAATATTTTAA